GTGACAGATCAATGCGTTAGCGACCAGCGGCAAACCGACGCCTGCATCGAAGACTTCTCGCTTCCGTCGCCGTTTCCCGGCGTTCTCGACGAGCTGCGCCGCGCCCGTCAGATCGAGGACCGGCTCTCGGCAGGCGGCGCCGGCCTTGCCCGCGCCGTCCGTCTCTATCGCGCTGGCGACCCCGACGCGGCGTTCTTCGCGGTCGGCGTCGCCATGAACCTCTTCGGACCGCGAGAGCTCGCATTCCTCGAAGAAGCGCTTCGCACGGCGCGCGGGAGGCTTGAACGATGAACGAGTCGGACGTCATCATCCGTCTTCGCGTCGACGGACAGGAACAAGCGGCGCAGGCGTTCCAGCGCACCGGCGAGGCGGCGCGCAGGAACATGGCGACCGTCGAAGGGGCGACGAGCTCGGCTTCTCGCGAGCTCGGCCGCTTCGTGACCGAGACGACGAGGGCGAACCGGACCTTCAATCTCGGCGCGGTCCAGAACGCGAGTTTCCAGATCAGCGACTTCGCCGTCCAGGTCGCCGGCGGGACTTCGGCCCTGCGCGCGGCAAGCCAGCAGGTTCCCCAGCTACTCGGCGCTTTCGGCCCTTGGGGCGCGATCGTTGGCGGCGCGGCGGCGGTCGCCGGCGCGTTGGCGACGGGGCTTCTTGGCGTCGGCGACCAGGCCGACGCGGCTGCATCGCGCACCGACGCCCTCGCCGATTCGATCGGCGCGTTGCGCGGAGCCGCAGTCACCGGCGCCGAGAGCCTTTCCGGCCTGATCGAACAGTATGGCGTCCTCGACGCGCAGCTTGTGACCCTGATTCAGCGACAGACCGAGTTCAACCGTCTCGCCGCTCAGCGAGACGCATCCGAGGCGCTTTCAGGCGTAGGGCGCGCGGCGGCCGACTTGTTCGACGACCAGGTTGCGCCGGGCGCGTCGCGGCTTGCACGCGGCGAGGGCGCCGCGCTCGACGATCGAGCCCGTCGCATCCTGCTGTTGCGCGAGCTCGCGCTCGATGCCCAGAACGCGACCACTTTCGACGCGCAGTCCGCCGCCGTGGAACGCCTTGGCGCGGCGCTCGATGGTCTCGTCGGGCCTGAGTCCTCCGAGTCGCTTCGCCAGTTTGCCGAGTTGGTGAACAACACGCAGCTCACCGTTCGGGAGTTTCAGCGCGCTGAGATCGAGGCGGCGCAGTCGGCGGAACTTCTCGCGCGACCGCTCAGCGAGCTCCGACGCCTCGCAGAAGACGCGGCGCGCCCGTCACTCCGCGCCTCTGGCGCGGGCCGCGGGGCCCGGTCCCGTGCTGGCGAGCTCCCCGACGAGCCGTTTGCGAATGGCGTGCCTTTCCCCGCGAGCCGCGCCGCGAGCGGGCGCTTCGATCCGCCGACGCTGGAGGAGCTTGGCCTCACCCTCGACGACGTGTCGCTGAAGGTGCGGCAGGGGGAAGAGGCTTTCATCGACTTCGGCGCTGCGGCGAGCCGCGCCTTCGACACCGCGATTCAGCGCGCGCGAAGCCTGTCTGACGTCGGGGCGATCGTCCTCGAAACCTTCGCCGGTTTCGGCCTGCAGGTCGCGCGCGACTCCTTCTCGCCGCTGGTCGGCGCAGCAGCCGGCGGTCTCACGAACTTCTTGACCGGCCAGATCGGCGGCCTCTTCGCCAGCTCGCCGCTTCCGACGCCCCGTCCATTCGGGATCGGCGGCGCGGCCTTTGGCGGCGTGTTCGCCGCGCCAGGAGGCGGCGGCGCCGACACCGTGACGGCGATGATGCGCGTCAGTCCCGGCGAGCCGATCGCGTTCGGCGCCGCCGCCCGCGGCCAGAGCTTCGCGCCGACCTTCAACTTCTACGGCGTCGACGGCGCCCGGCTCGAAGCCGATCCGTCCGCAGTCATGCGGCCGGCGACCGCTGAGCTCGAAATGATGATCGCTCGCGCGTCGCAGCGCGGAGGGCGCTGGGCATGAAGAAGCCCGCTCCCGCGCCTCTGTCGCCGCGCGCCACCACCCTTCTAGGGCGCGTCGAGAACGCGCTTCACATGAAGCCGGTCATCAATCGGAACTACGTGATCAAGAACTGGCTCGATCGCGGCGCCGTCTCCGTCGTCTACGGCGACGCGAATGTCGGGAAGAGTTTCTTCGCGGTCGACCTCGCGCACCACGTCCAGGAAGGGCAGCGCTGGGGCGGCTGCGCCGTGCGTCAGGGGCCCGTCCTCTACGTGGCGGCGGAAGGCGGGGATCTGTTCAGCAACCGTGTCGCGGCGCTGAAGTCGAAGTTCTGGGTGCTGCGCGGCGCCGTGAACCTCGCCAGCGACAAGGGCGACGGCGCGGCTCTCGCCGACGTCGTCTGTCACCTCGCCGGCCTTCACGGCCCGTTCGCGCTGATTGTCGTCGACACCCTCGCGCGAAGCATGGGATCGGCCGACGAGAACGCGGCGGCCGACGTCGCCGGCCTGCTGAAGGGGGTCGATCTGATCCGCGAAAGGACCGGCGCTCACGTGATGCTCGTGCATCACAGCGGGAAGAACAAGGCGCAGGGCGCGCGCGGTCACTCGAGTCTGCGCGCCGCGATCGACACCGAGATCGAGCTCACGATCGGCGACGGAGGGATCAGGGTCGCGCGCACCACGAAGCAGCGCGACATGCCGTCCGGGCGGGAGTTCCTCTTCCGTCTTCGATCCGTCGAGCTGGGCAAGGACGACGACGGCGAAGCTGTGACGACCTGCGTCGTCGACTGGACCAACTGAGGGAGGCCGCAACGGACTGATCGCACGTTCGACACTGCCGCGCCGGCGTCGCTCCCTGGGGGCGACGCGCGGTCAAGGATGCGGGACGCCAGCGCATCCGGCGGAGTGATCCGACAAGCGGAAGACGCCAGCTCTCGCGACGCGGCAAGGCCAAGCCGCACAGCGTTTCAGCGCGGTCGACTCTGCGAACGGAGAAGGTGCGACCGGATCGAGGCACGAAGCATGATGACGCCAGAAACCAGCGACGAAGAACGCTCCGAGCGACCGCAGGGAGAGGGACGGGGAACCCCCCTAAAGGGGGTTTCCCCGACCCCTGACGCCATCGGCGCCGCCCTGCGGTCGCTCGGCTTCATCGCGCAGCCTCAGCGCATCGGACACGCCGGCTTCGCAGCGAACGAGGCGCGGCGGTTGCGGGTCCTTCCCCGGCCCGCGCCGCGTAGTAATTCGAACCCCGACAGTTCACTAGGCTGAAGGTTCGGAAATGACTGAACTTTTCGGCCCGTCAGATGTTCAGTCGACCCCGCCGCCGATCGTTACGAAGGCGGCGTTCGCGGAAGAGCTCGGCCTCGCGAAGTCGCGGATCACCCAACTGGTCGCGCAGGGGATGCCGGTCACGGCGAACGGGCGGATTGATCGCGAGGCCGCGCTCGCCTGGTATCGCGAGAACATCACCCCGCACCGGCGCAAGGCGGAGAAGATCGCGGCGCCCGGCGCGCAGCGCGCCGAGCTCGACGGATTGAAGATCGAGCGCGAGCGGCTGGAGCTGGCGCGGCTTCGCGGCGAAGTCGTCGACCGCGCAGCCGTCGAGCGCGCGGTCTTCGTCCGCGCCCGCAGCGAGCGCGACGCCTGGTCGAACTGGTCGGCGCGCGTCGCGCCGCAGCTCGCCACCGAACTGCGCGCCGATCCCGCCGCGACCTTCGCCGCGCTCGACCGCATGGTCCGCGAGCAGCTCGCCGAGATGGCGGCGACCGAGACGGAAGGGCTCGACCTTGACCGCTGACGCGCTGCGCCTGGTCGACGCGGCATGGCGGCGCGGGATCGCGCCCGAGCGTCAGATGAGCGTGTCGGAATGGGCGGACGCGCATCGCCAGCTTCCCGCCGAGTCAGCCGAGCCCGGCCGCTGGCGCACCTCCCGCACGCCCTACCTGCGCGAGATCATGGACGCGCTCTCGACCGGATCGCCCTTCGAGCGCGTCGTCTTCATGAAGGGCGCCCAGCTCGGCGGAACCGAAGTCGGCTTGAACTGGCTCGGCTACATCATCGCGAACGCCCCCGGCCTCGCGCTTCTCGTTCAACCGTCCCTCGACATGGTTCGCCGCAACACGCGGACCCGGATCGATCCCATGATCGAGGCGACGCCGACGCTGCGCGCGCTGGTCGCGGCGCCGCGCGCCCGCGACGCGCAGAACACGGCGCAGGGCAAGGCGTTCATGGGCGGACATCTGGTCATGACCGGCGCCAACAGCGCCGCCGGCCTGCGCTCGACCCCGGCGCGCTACCTGTTCCTCGACGAGGTGGACGCCTATCCAGCCGACGCGGACGGCGAGGGCGACCCCGTCGACCTCGCCGTGAAGCGCACCGCGACCTATCGGGGAAAGCGGAAGATCCTCATGGTCTCGACGCCGACGCTGAAGCACGCGAGCCGGATCGAGAAGGCTTTCGACGAGTCCGATCAGCGCCGGTTCTTCGTTCCCTGCCCGCACTGCGCCGAGCCGCACACCCTGGAATGGGAGAACGTCGCCGCGGACGGCTCGATGACGTGTCCGAGCTGCGGCGGCCAGATCGACGAGGCGCACAAGCCCGCGATGCTCGCCGGCGGCGCGTGGCGGGCGACGGCGCCCGGAGACGGCCGCACCGCCGGCTTCCACCTGTCGAGCCTCTACTCGCCGTTCGAGCCGTGGGCCGACCTGGTCGCCGCTCACGAGAAGGTCCGTCAGGACCCGACGCGCCTTCAGGTGTGGTGGAACACGACCCTAGGCCGCACGTGGGAAGACCAGGGCGCGCAGGCGCTCGACCCCGAGGGCCTGTCGGCGCGCCGCGAGAGCTGGGGCGACGCCCTCCCGGAAGGCGTCGCCGTCGTGACGGCCGGCGTCGACGTCCAGGGCGACCGGATCGAAGTCCAGTTCGTCGGCTGGGGGCGCGACGAAGAGGCGTGGATTCTCGATTACCGCGTGATCTGGGGCGACCCGAGCGGCCCGGCGATCTGGCATGACCTCGACGCGCTGCTGATGCGCGGCTTCCGTCACGCGAAGGCGGTCCCGGACCTTCCCGTCCGCGCGGCCTGCGTCGACACCGGCGGCGCGCACACCGCGACGTCCTACGACTTCGTCCGCCGGCGGCTGTCGCGCCGAATCTGGGGGATCAAGGGCGCGTCGCAGCCGCACGCCCTGCCGTGGCCGAAGCGGATCACCAAGGGGAAGGGCGGCGCGCCGATCGCCGTGATCGGCGTCAACGCGCTGAAGGACAAGCTCGCGTCGCGCATCGCCGTCGCCGAGCCCGGCGCCGGCTTCATCCATTTCCCGGCCGCGCTCGACCGGACTTACTTCGACCAGCTCGCGGCCGAACACGTCGTCACGAAATATGTGAACAACCTGCCCGTGCGCTCTTGGCAGAAGCGCCGGCCGGGCGACGCGAACGAAGCCTTCGACACCCTGGTCTACGCGACGGCCGCGCTTCACGGCCTCGCGGCCGCGGGGATGCGGCTCGAGGACGAAGCCGACCGCATCGCCGCGGCTCCCTTGCGCGGCGTCCCGGCCCCCGCCGCGCCGGCTGCGCCCGTCGTCATCCGCTCGAAGTGGCTCGACCGGTAGCGTCCGAATTTCGGACGCTGGCGTTACCCAATGTAACGCGCAGCGGGGCGCGTCCTGGTCTAGCCTTTCCCTACCGCAGACCAACCAACGGGAATTGCCATGCCGTTCAACGCCGCCACCGCCAGCCGTCCCGCGATCGAGATCGAAGAGGACCTTCACCTCGTCCACGAATACCTCGCGATCCTTCACGCCCTCGCGGGGGCTGAAGACGCCTTACCGCTTCCCGGCTGTGCGCTGCTGCTGCTGACGCTGCCCGCGCTCGAATCAGCCGAGCGACTGCTTCGTGATGCGCAAGGCGCTGAGCTCACGGGATAAAGCTTTACCCCCCTTCGCAGATTCGCGGGGATGTGCGTTGTTCACCCTCGAAACGGACGGAGAACAGGGGCGAGCATGTTTCGCGATGAGATTTATCACCGTCGCCATGTGCAGGCGATGAGCGACACCACGCCCGACCAGTGGCGCGACTTCGCGCGCCGCGGAATCTTGCCCAGCGCGCCGAGCGCTGCGAACGCGATCGCGATGGGCAAGCGCCTCGGCGCGCTGATCGACGATGACAACGTCCTTGGCGACGGCGCTTTCGAGGATGACGCCGACGACTCCGAGGATCGCCGCACCCGCCGCAAGCGCTACACGCCGCGCGACGTGTTCGCGCAGCGGATCATGAACACCCTCGCGCGGGACTTCCGCGTCGGTCACACCCTCGCCTGCGACATGGCGCGCAGCATCGTCCAGGCGTTCGAGGACCGGCTTCAGTGCGGCCAGTTCGAGGCCGAAGTCTGGGCCTTCGTCGCGCTGTGGTTCGACGATGCGAAGCGCGAGCGGAAGCCCTACCGCTGGTCGATCGTCGGCAGCCTCGACGAGATCGCCGTTGCGATCCGGCTCGCGGACGGCGAAGGGCGCGACGTCGTCGGCTATGTCTGCCTTGACCTTGCGCGCATGTGGCGCGAGCTGCAGGACCGCGCCGCGGACTCGAAGCTCAGCTTCCCGGCGTTCCCGGCGTGAGCATCCTTTCCCGCATCCTCGCCGCGCTGCGGCGGCGGTCCTACGAGGCCGCGGGCGGCGGCCGGCGCTGGCAGTCCGCGCCCGGGATCAGCGCGCCCGTCTCGCAGGCGCTGGCGGCGCGCGGCACCCTCATGGGCCGCGCGCGCCATGCCGCCGAGAACAACCCCCATGCGCGCCAGGCGATCGAGGTTCTCACCGCCGCGACGGTCGGAACCGGGATCAAGCCGAAGTCGCGCAACGAAGACGCCGGCGTCCGCCGCGCCCTCGATCTGGGATTCGAGGAATGGACCGACGAGGCGGACGCGACCGGCGTCCTCGACTTCTACGGCCTTCAGACGGCGGCGGCGCGCGGCATGTTCCGCGACGGCGAAGCGCTCTTCCGCATGGAGGCCGACCAGGATGGCCGCTTGCAGCTGCGCCAGCTCGCGCCCGAGCAGCTCGACCCGACGCTTCACCGCGAGCTCGGCGCCGGCGCGCGGATCGTGGCGGGCGTCGAGTTCGATACCCGCGGGCGCATTGTCGCGCATCACATCCTTCCCGATCAGCCCGACTTGCCGTTCGCGAGCGTCTCGACGCCCGTTCGCGTGCCCGCCGACGACGTGCTGCACGTGTTCAACCCGCTCTTCGCGGGGCAGGTGCGGGGGCTTTCGGTCCTGACCCCGGTTCTTCTCCGCCTTGTCGAGCTCGACAAGTGCGAGGACGCGCAGGTGATGCGCCAGCAGATCGCGGCCATGCTCGCCGGCTTCATCTACAAGCCCGACGAGTCCGCTGCGACGCCGTTCGATGGATCCGTCTCGGGATCGGTCCTCGAGGGCGGCCTCGAGCCCGGAACGCTGAAGGCGCTTCCCCCGGGCTATGACGTGAAGTTCTCGACGCCGGCGACGATCGGCGCGGACGCCGTCGAGTTCCTGCGGCTGCAGCTCCGGGCGATCGCGGCCGGCGCCGGCGTGACCTATGAGCAGCTCACCGGCGACTATTCCGGTTCGAACTATGCGTCGTCGCGCGCCGGGCTGATCGAGTTCCGGCGGCGGATCGAGGCGCTTCAGCATCACGTCATCGTCCGCCGGTTCTGCCGGCCCGTGTGGCGTCGCTGGGCGACCCTCGAAGCCCTGTCGGGCCGCATGGACGCCGGCGCGCTCTTCGCCGATCCGACCCGGTTCCTGTCGGCCGAATGGATCACGCCGGGCTTCGGCTGGGTCGATCCGCTGAAGGAAGTGCAGGCGGAGCGCGAGGCGGTCGACGCCGGATTCAAGTCCCGTCGCGAAGTCGTCGCCGCGCGCGGACGGGATATCGAGACCCTCGACGAGGAACGCGCGGCCGAAGCCCCCGCCGCGCCGCGCACGGAGAGCGCCGCATGAACCAGCCCGCACACCTCACCGCGGCCCGCGGCCTGACCCTGCGCCCCCGCACGCTCGACCGCGAGGCGCGCACCGTCGAAGCCGTCGCCAGCGCCGGCGGCGCCGTCCAGCGGCGCGACCAGCGCGGGCCTTTCGTCGAGCTGCTGTCGCTCGATCCCGCGCACGTCGACCTCTCGCGGCTGATCGGCGGCCCCGTCCTCGACGCGCATCGTCAGACGTCGCGCCGCGACGTTCTCGGCGTCGTCGAGACGGCCCGGATCGAGGGCGGCGAGCTGATCGTCTCGCTCCGCTTCTCGGCGCGGGCCGACGTCGCCGACGTCCTGGACGATATCGAGGCCGGCGTCCTGCGCGGCGTGTCGCTCGGCTACCAGGTCGCCGCGTGGCGCGAAGAGACCGCGCAGGGCGTCCGCCGCAAGGTCGCGGTCGCCTGGACCCCCCTTGAGCTCTCGCTTGTGCCTGTCCCGGCCGATCCGTCGGCCATCATCCGTGGAGTGACCATGCCTGACCCCGTGACCACCGAAACCCGCGTCGAGACCGGCCGGGCGGAGACCAACCGCGAGATTCGCGCGATCGCCGCGACCGCGGGCCTCACCCGCGAATGGGCGGACGCGCAGATCGACGCCGAGGCCACGGCAGACCAGGCGCGCGCCGCCGCTTTCGACGCCATGCGCACGCGCACGGCCGCGCCGCTGCGGACGCAGACCGTCACCATCGGCGCGGATCACGAAGCGCCGCAGGTGCGCGCCGAGCGCATCGGCGAAGCCCTCTATGCGCGCCACAACCCCGCGCACAACCTCAGCGAGCCTGCGCGCCAGTTCGCCGGCCTGACCTTCCCCGAGATCGCGCGGGACATCCTGAAGCGCGCGGGCGTCAGCACGACGGGCCTCAGCGGGGCGGAAGTCGTCACGCGCGCCCTGCACACCACGTCCGACTTCTCGCTGATCCTGGGCGACACGGTCGGGCGGACGCTGCGCGACGCCTACCGGGCGACGCCTTCCGGTATCCGTCAGGTCGCGCGGATGACGACCGCGAACGACTTCCGGCTGAAGCGCCGGTTGCAGCTCAGCGAGGCGGAGCTTCCCGAGAAGGTTAACGAGGCCGGCGAGTTCAAGTCGAGCACGCTCACCGAGGCGGCGGAGAGCTACAAGCTCGAAACCTACGGCCGCACGATCGGGATCACGCGCCAGGCGCTGATCAACGACGATATCGGCGCGTTCGTGGATCTGTCGCGCCGGCTCGGCCAGGGCGCGGCGGAGAAGGAATCGCAGATTCTCGCCGACGTGCTGGCGGGCGCCGCGGGCGTCGGGCCGACCATGAACGACGGCGAGCCGCTGTTTCATTCGTCGCACGGCAACGTCGCCAGCTCCGGCGCCGGGATCAGCGTGACGACGCTCGACGCCGCGCGGCGCTCGATGCGCCTGCAGACCGGACTTGGCGGCCGGCCGATCAGCGTCACGCCGCGCTATCTGCTGGTGTCGCCGACGCGCGAGACGGAAGCCGAGGGCGTGCTCGCGACGATCGCGCCGGCGACCGTCGCGGACGTCAACGTGTTCTCCGGGCGCCTGACGCTGATCGTCGATCCCCGCATCGCGCCGAGCCGTTGGTATGTCGTCGCCGACCCGGCCGAAGTCGACGGCCTGGAATACGCCTATCTCGCCGGCGCGCCCGGCCCCCAGACCGAGAGCCGCAACGGCTTCGAGGTGGACGGCGTCGAGATCAAGGTCCGCATGGACTTCGGCGCGGGCTTCGTCGACTGGCGCGGCTGGTATTCGAACGCCGGCGCGTGATGAGCGCGCTCTCGCTCGAGGAGCTGAAGACGCGCCGCGCCCAGCTCGAAGCGGCCCGCTATAGCGGGACGAAAGTCGTCGTCTACGCATGGGAGGGCGGCCAGGTCCGCACCGAGTATGCGAGCGACGGCGAGATGAAATCGGCGCTGGCGGACCTCGATCGCCAGATCGCCGCGGCGTCCGGCGTGACGCCGATCCGAACCGTTCGTCTGTCGACCTCGAAGGGAGTGTGAGCCCATGCGTAACTTCATCCAGCCCGGCCGAATGATCACGGTCGCCGCGCCGACCGGCGGCGTCGTGAGCGGCGACGGCGTCCTGATCGGCCAGCTCTTCGGCGTCGCCGCGACGGACGCGGCGGTCGGAAGCCCCGTCGAGATCGCGACGGAGGGCGTCTTCAGCCTGCCGAAGGAGGCGACCACGACCAGCTTCGCCGTCGGCGCGGCGGTCGAATGGGACGGCGCGAACGATCGGATTGCCACGCTCGACGCCGGCCTGAAGATCGGCGTCGTCGTCGAAGCGGCCGGCGCCACGGCTGCGACCGCGCGCGTTCGGCTGACGGCCTGACGCCATGCCCGCGAAGCCGCCCTCTCAGGCGATGGCGACGCGCTACCTGAAGGCCGCGATCGCGGCCGGCGTCCAGGTGCGCGAAGTCGTCGTTGAGCCTGACGGGCGGCTCCGCATACTGGCCGGCGGCGGGAACGAACCCGCCGAGCTTTCTGCGCTTGAGCAGTGGAGGGCCAGTCGTGAAGCGCGCTAACCCCTATCCCGGCCTTCATCGCACCGTGAAGCGGCTCGCGGACGGCTCTCGCAAGCTCTACTTCTACGCATGGAAGAACGGCCCGCGCCTTCCCGACGACTTCGGCTCGCCAGAGTTCGCCGCGGCCTTCCGTGACGCGATCGCATCCAAGGCCCCGCGATCGTCGTCCGCGGTCCTTCAGACGCTCTTCGACGCCTATCAGAAGTCGCACGGCCGCGGCGGCAGCGGTCGCGGCTTTCTCGACCTCGCCGAGCGAACCCGGCGCGATTACGCGCAGATCATCGCGGGCCTGGAACGCGAGTTCGGCGACTTCCCGCTGGTCGCGCTGGCCGACCCCGGCGCTCGCGCCGTGTTCCTCGAATGGCGCGACAAGCGCGCCGCGGTCGCTGCGCGGCGGGCGGACTACGAGTTCTCCGTACTCGCGCGCATCCTCGCATGGGCGTTCGATCGCCGGCTTATCAGCGCCAACCCGTGCGAGCGCGCCGGCCGCGTCTACGACGGCTCGCGCGCCGAGAAGGTGTGGACGGTCGCCGACGAGCTCGCCTTCTATCGCAGCGCGCCCGCACACCTTCACCTCGCGCTGACGCTGGCGCTTTGGACGGGGCAGCGGCAAGGCGACCTTCTTCGCCTGCCCTGGTCCGCCTACGACGGCGCGACGATCCGACTCACCCAGGGCAAGACGAAGGCGCGAGTCGCGATCCCCGTGGGCGCGCCGCTGAAGGCGGCGCTCGACGCCGCGCCCCGCCGCTCGCCGATCATCCTCACGAACGCGGACGGCCGACCCTGGACTGCGGACGGCTTCCGCGCGAGCTGGCGCAAGGCTGTCGCGAAAGCGGGGATTGTCGGCGTCACCTTCAACGACCTTCGCGGAACGGCGGTCACACGCCTTCGCGCCGCCGAGTGCACGCACGCGCAGATCGGCGCGATCACGGGCCACAAGAACGCGGAGATCACGGCGATTCTTGAAAAGCACTACGTCGCGAGCGACCCCGAACTTGCCGTCGCGGCCATTCGAAAACTGGAGGCGCGGGCGAGCGCCTCCAAACCGATCGACAAACCGGCCTGA